CGCAATCGTTGCTGGAGCCGTGGTTCGCAACTCACCTCCAGTTGCCGCGCCGGCAATGATGACGATCTTGCCTGGGTCTGGATTCGGAAGAATCAAGATGTTGTTCGCGTTACCCCAAGTTGGGATGACGAACTGAACCAACCGCTCGTCAGGGATTTGAGTTCCAGCCGTCGAAGCGATCAACGGAACCAAACCAGGACCGTTACTGCTAAACGCACCAAGCAACTCATTCAAAATATTATGCTCCGACATGCTTACTCTCCTTTGAGTAAAAAATCAATCTTTCATGGTGATGCCAGCAACACCCGCAGCGTTGCCAACGATTTTCAAAAAACTTGCGCCAATCAAAGCCGCAGGGAACGCATAGTTGTACCCTGCCGCCACGGTCGACGTAACGTCAGCATTCGAGCCGTCCCTGACTTGGGTGTAAACCCCATTGTCAGTCAAGCTAGCATACCAGTTCAATGTCGTCAGAGACGAACCCGCAGGGATATGCACCCTCCCAGTTTCGGAGCTACTGAAATCAATCACTGAACTCGCGGCAATCGAGGTTCCAATCGTCACCGCTGGAATATGAGCACTGTATCGTTGTGTTGTCACTGAATCTGTCCTCCAATTGTCAACCGTCCAATTCGCTGTTCTCGGCTACGGTAATCATAATCGAAAACGCTACGATTTCCATACTCGCCGCGGGGTGCATCTGGTCCTAAACTTGTCGGACTTGACCGTTCCATGTCATTTCGGATGGCTAAAGCGATCATTTCCAGGAATCGCTTCTCGTGGACGTGCTCCCTCTCCTCGTAATTGTGCTCTGCCGCTGCCAAGCAAGCCTCAAGGATGACTTGGCTCAACATTTCCCCTCCAATGGGGTAGGGGTTTGCTTCGCTCAGATCTACTGGACGCAAGATCATCGGAACCCGCAGGACGTAAGCTGCATCAGGCGCAGGGTAAAACGCAAGCGACTTTCGGCTCCCCACGGTTGGGTCGAATCGATCGGTTCTTACCGAGTAGAAGCAAGGTCGCCCAAACTCCGTGTTTTCAGTCTCGAGCCTCCTGACTGTCGTGTCGTGCCTTTGCCTCACCGATGGGTACCACTGGTCTGGACCTGGGTAAAACGTGAGGTCGCTGTCGTTTGCGATCGAATCGAACGCTATGTCCATAGGGATGTCGGTTCTTGCGATCTGATAGGCAGACGCACTTGACACCGTGACAGTCGTATCGTCGAGTGTTACCTGCGAGTTGCTTTGCCGGCTCGCCACTGAGTAATATTTGCTTGCAAGGCGAATGATCCCGTTTGCCACCCACGAAGGAAACGTCCCTCCAACGAGCGTAACAACACCCGCTGCCACGGTTACAGTTCCCGTTGCGTAAGGTGCTGTAGTCGTCACGTCAACCAGGGGTCTGAAGAAAGACCACTCGTGCGCTGAATAAACACGACGCAAACCATCGCTGATGCAATAGCCGATCCGCGTAAGCTGATCAGCCGAAAAAGCTGCACCTGCCTCTGCACCGAACAAATAGTGACCGACCCTGCTAACCAAACTTGAGTAACTTGTTGGACCGCTGACCGAACTCGTGCGAGCGGGGAAGTCCAGTTCGAAGTGATACGTTGCGCCGTCATAAACAAACTCGACGTAAGCGGTGTAGTCGACATTGACCACATCGCTGAACTCGTACTGGTACGTTCCGGTAGAGACCAAGGTCATTGCCGTTCCATCAGCAACAACTACTGCATTCGTGTCGTTTCTTTTGACCCCAAAAGTACCCGTTGGATCCGATAGCAATGCGGAAGTGACGTTGGTAGGAACCCCGTCTACCTTGAATACTTTGCGAATTATGCGAGCCATGGCTACTCCAGTGTTATGCTTCGGTCTTCAATCGTGAGATTAGTGACGCCCCCAGCACCACCACCGCTAGTCCAAGCCGCATCGCCGCGATCTCGGATCGCTTCGAGCGAATCGGTCGTCTCGTTGAAGTTCGCCCCGGCTGCTGTAGCGTTGATCTGCGAGCGAGTGGTCGAGTCAGCAGTCTTACCTGCGATGGATCCAAGCCAGTTTGCTAGGGATGTAATCCCCGCAAACAGGGTTGCGGGGATTCGTGTAACCAGAGCAGTCACGTTGGTCGCCACGGCGGCCAACGCTGTGCTGGTAGCCAAACCGTTTTGGATAGCCGCGATTGAATGGACGTGATTGGTCGGAATGATGATAAATTCATCGCCGACTGTCGGAGCCGTAGTAAACGGCTCCTCTACTGTTATCACACCGTTGGGGTTGACGTAAGTGAGTAGAGGACTGTTCTGTTCGTTGATCACCGCAGCGTTCGTGAACAACAAAACAGCGTGCTTGAAAGCCCCTGTCGGGTAATTGATGTTCGACGAGAAGCTAGTGGTCGATGGGGATGTCGCACTTGTGACCACCCCATCGATGACTGTGTTTGCCTTCTTGATGATGCTGATATACTTGGCGAGGCTGTGCGCGACACCAATATGATCATTGACACTTTCCTCCAAAACGCCATCTGCTATAGCAGAAACCGTTGGTATGTCGCCTGGAGTAGCCCTGGATCCAACGGTCGCATTTAACCTGGACAGCCCAAACGCTGCCGCATCCTGATAGTCAACCGCGTCTAGCTCGATCTCGATAAGAACCGGAAGCATGTTCGCAACACCCCGAACGCAAAGCTCAACCCACTCGACGCCCGCTGCCGAAGCAAAAGCCGCATCGGGAAAATCTACCTCATAACGCCCTGCTAGCGATCCACTTGCGACAATGCCGCCTGAGAAATAAGTACCAAGCGTTTTCCCTGATTGCGGTGTAACGCTCGTCCATGCCGATTGGTTCTGCCGCCTGTATTCCAGCACAAGCCCGCTTGATGCCGACGTGACGCCACTTAGCCCGCCGCCCGTTGTGCTCGATGTATCGACGATGAAGATCGGGAGCGATCGACTGGTTTTTGCCCTGGTTGTCTTTTGCTTGCTCATCCCGAATACCCTCCGTCCATAGACCTAGGCAAAATCAAACCACCACCGCCACCAATCCCATCATCGAACCCGTCAGCGATAACGCCGATTTGCGGGAGTATTGTTTCGGTGTTGACCCAAGAGCCGCCGCTAGATTCGGTCAGCATGTGATCCGTAGCAACCGCCGCCGCGTAAGATGCCGATGGGATTGTATTGATGATAAAGCGCGTCCCAGGACTGCCCGAGGGCGATCCTACGAGCCTGTACCATGTGTTCGCCGAAAGCGTCACGGAGCTTGAAAAACTGTATTGCGAAAGTGCCGGATTTTTCTGGACGAAGCGATTAGTCGCAATCGTCACGCTCCGAATCGCCGTACCTCCGGGAGCCGTTGCGTCTGCGTAAAGGCTGTATGTTATGTCGACATCAGGATCGTTTGTTGACCAGAATCCTGAAATTCTAATAGGATGCGCAAACCGAAACCGGATGCCCTTTTCGCCAGTAGTGTAGGCCGCAATTGTCGAAACCGCGCCATACGCCACACCACCTGGGGAGATCGGTACATAGGAGCTGTCGGAATACCGCAATGCAGCATACGCCGCTCGGGCTGCGATAATCGAATACGTACCCGCCGTACTAATCTGCGGGAAGTTTAGCTCCGTAGGGTTTCTGGGGCTATTACCTAACGCAATTTGGATCGAGGTGCCTGAGTTGTAAGCCCACACAAGCGAAAGAAAATTGTCTTGCGTAACCGATGCCCCTGCCGTTAGCGTCGACTCGTACGCCGTGTTACTTGCAACCGTGCCTGTGACGATGTTGGTGTTAGTCCCGAATAGCGTACCGCTCGGGCTGCCCGTCCCAACGGTTTCAAGCCGAACATCGACTGTCGGCGCACCGCTAGCCGTTCCTGATTGCCAGAGAATCCGATCGATAGTGCCGGTTTTTGGGGCCTGGAAAACGAACCCGATTTTACCGGACGCGACGAGCGCAGCGGAGGACACAACGCCCGTTGTCGTCGTCGCAAGGTAATTAACTAGCATTCGGTCGCAGTTGACGATTGCCACTATATCACCAAGTCCGAATCGCCATGCTTCCAAGCATCAATCGCTGCCTGAGTCGTGTTGTAACGGTCGACGTTTTGCTGAGTCCACCCAGCCCGCTTGGCCGTCGCTCCGTTCATTACGTCGCGAATGACCCGCACCGAATGAGCCGACTGAGTACCCGCTGAAACGTGATCGACCCATCGGACGGTTCTGAATCCCATCGCTCCTAGTTCCTGGGCTTGCAGAGGTGTCGCGTATCCATATTGAAGCAAATCTTCGATCATGGTCAAAGCGGTTTGCGACGAAAGGTCAGCCACTTCGGAAGGATTGCTAGGGTTGTCGACCCAACCCTTGATGTTCCAAATTGCTATGCGCTGTTCTTTCGGTAAGCTTGAATCGTAAGCATCGGCATTTACTTTGCCGTAAATCCCATTGTCGACAGCATACTTAATGATCCCACCAATCGGAACGTTGACCGGAATGGTTAATGTCAGCAAGTTGATCGCATCAGCAGCCGCTTGGTCGCTCAAGCTTACGTGCTGGGCTTCGCTCAGCTTTTCAATCATCAGTTCCATGATTTACCCTCGGTGGAATCCAAAAAACCGCCAGCACAAAAAACTCAAGGACTCGCCAAAACGCAATCACATCGAGCACCGGATTCAGGATCGGCGTCATCACGCAATACCGAACATGAAAAGGGTTTCGATGGTGAACAGCATGATGCTTTGGGCTTTGAAACACGTACAGGCGCTGCATCCAAACAACCAGCCAGCCGTTCTTGCCTTTGCTGTGCGCAAGTGCGTGAATCTGATTCGCTTGGGACAAAAACAGCATCGTAAGCCATCCGTCGCGCAGCGGTTCGAAAGCCAAACAGATCAGCATTGCCGTAAGGCTTGGAACGATCGTCGTGTAGTTTCGCTCCCAGTACGAGCCCTTCAAGAAAGCGTACTGGTCCGCATGGTGGAGCTGGTTCGGTCCACCGATCAGACGCCCGACGAACGAGTTGCTTTGCGTCAGGTAGGTATCTTCCCACCAGTGGAAAAGCCCTGCAATGAAGTCAGCAGCCAGCCATGAGGCAATGATGTGAATCGACACATTTACCACAGCAGCACCTTCCGCTTTACGCAACATTTTTTTTGACTTGTGCTATCGAGATCGCTAGTTCGTGAAACTTCGCGTGCAGCAACTCTCGGTCTTCATCGCATTTCTGCTTTTCCGCCCTTGTCTCAACGGCAAGCTTTTCCAAGTTTTCCTGGGTCTTAGAATTGGCTCGCATTACATAAGTAAACAAAGTCGCGCAAACGGTCCCCAGCGTCCCGACGATCGCTATGGTTGCAGTCATCTGCGCTTCTTGGGAAAGTTGAGCCAAGTAAAAAATCATCGCATTGCCTCGTCGATTCTTGAAAAAAGAAGGTAGCCTTTGTAGGAGTATTGCTTGCCGTGACGCTCAATAACAAACTGAGGCCACGGCCCCTTGCCTGGGTCTTTGCTTGTCGCAACCACCCAGCCGTCAGCCTCGAATTTAGGTTGTTCGTTCTGCTTCCAGTCGTTGCACTCTCGGTTGTCGACGCCGAACAAAACAATTTCGCGGCGCAGCTTTTCGTGCGAATGATTGCTGCATGTCAACAAAACAACTGTCGCTAAAATCCGCAGTAATTGTCCGGTCATCATCAAGGCTCCCTAGTTCCCGTTTGCAAATCGATCCAGTCGAATCATCGGCTTGACCAGCAGACGAACCAGCTTGTCCAAAAACACGCGACCGAGGACCAACGGCGATATCGCAAGCATCAAGACCAGCCACAGCACTGACGCAAGCGAACGCGCCATCTCCAACGGTTGGCTTGTGTTGCTCGGCAGCGAAGAACGAAGTGGTCGCTGTCCACCGCCAAACTCACCGTCAATCGGTTGACCGTCCCGTCCAATGTTTAACCAGTTCCAGAAAAATTTCTCAGACATTGATTGCGTTCCTGCGGGTTAAGGGTTTGGGCATTTACCGTCGACGCACAATCCGCGAATCACGGCTTTCAAGCACTCCTTGTACTCTTCGACCGTCTGCGGGTTGGCTTTACCAATCTCCTTGTCGATCGGGATTCGCCAAATGTTGAGCCAATCTTTTTTTCGGCTGGTTGGCTCTCGCATCCCAAAGCACGTTTCGATAGTGCTCGTCACAAGCCCCTTCGCGTCAGGAAGGTAGGATGGAAGCTTAGGAAGTAGGTTGATCAGCGAGCTTGCCAGCAGCGACGTTGTGGCTGCATCCTGCAACGTGTCTACAGCAGCTCGAGATGTCAGGCGAATCGATTCGTAGCTTGGCGTTGGATTTGGACTCGGGTTGATCGGTCCTGGCGTTGGCGGTGGCGTAGGTGGTGGTGTTGGTGCGATCGATCCTGTAACGTTGATCTCGTGCCAACTGTAGGCAATTTCAGCCTGCTTGTTGGCAACGATTAAACCAAACTGATACTTCCCAGGTGTTGGGATCGAAAAAAAAATGTTGGACCCGCACGACGCCGAAGCCGACTTGAGTTCGTCCGGAATTATCCAAACTTTGTTGTCGCCAGTCGCTTCTTCATAGGACAGAAAAACCAAGGTGCCAGCGAGCGCCGTTGCCGGTCCCTTGATCGCAGCCTTGAGCTCTTGGCCGAAAGCTGGAATCGTAAGCAACAGGAAGGCAATCAGTGTTCGCATGGTCTAACCTTGGTTTTGTGAATAGTTGGGTGTTAACGAATCAAGTTCGCTTTAGGGGGTCGGAACTGGCTTCTTGCGGTTCTCGCGGATGATCTTGAGAAACTGGAGAATCAGGGGAATAAGTTCCTCCCATCCTTTGGTCCCAGCGACAGGCGCACTTTCAGCAGTAGAGACTTCACCCAGTTTTGCTTCCAAAGCATCACAGAGTTCGTCCACACTCACATCAGCCAAATTTAGATCAGGCATAATAAACCTTTCAAAAAAACACTACAAACACGCTCGCGGACATTCCGCAAGCTTAAACAAAACTGAGTTGATCGTTGACGAGTGCGGCAACGATGTCTTGGGTCTTCGGGACGCCCATGCCCCAGAACGGATCGAATCCAGGATCACCCTTGTCCTGGGTGTACTTAGCCAGAAACGCCCGAACGGCTTCCACCCCGGTAAACTCTGCTGCGCCTTCGCGTCGCATTAGCTCAACAATCAGAGCAAACAAACCCGCCGCGAATGGGGTTGCCATGCTCGTTCCGGACATGCCTCGAAAACCGCTTGCGCTTTTGTTGTCACAAGACACGATATCTTCTCCTGGACAGCACATGTCGAGCTCGCGTCCACCAGACGAAAACGAAGCTCTTTGACCGTCTTTTCGATACGCACCAATGCAAAGCGACTCGGGGTACTTTGCTGGGTAGCCAATTGTGTTTTGCCTTCCGTTGAAGCCTGAGTTGCCAGCAGCAGAAATCGTGATAACCCCTTTGCTCCAAGCGTACTCCAAGGACTTTCGAGTCGGCTCGTAAGGACTGCTTGAGCCGAGCGACAAGGAAATAATATCTGCTCCATTGTCTACTGCATCGCGTACTCCGTTGGATATTCCATCGGAGGATCCTCGTCCGTCGTTTGAAAGCACTTTGATTGCCATCAGCGACGCACCAGGAGCGACCCCGATCCCATCCCTTCCAAGTGCAGTGCCCGCGCAATGATTTCCGTGGCCGTTGCCGTCTCTTACGCTTTCGCCTCGAATAAACGACTTGGAGTAAACTGGCTCTGGAAGCAAATCGTGTGGACTGTATCCGGTATCCAGTACCGCCAAACGAACCTTTCCAGTGACCCGCTTCCAGATCGGCTCGAACGTCGCTTTCGGAAGATGCCATGGGTCTCCCGGCGCTGCGAACGTCTGCACATCCGAAACCAAGTCTGGTGGCAAATATACTGGTGGTGAATCCATCACTTGACCCCGAGCTCACTTGAAGGGAAAAACGGGGGGTAGGCAAATCGCCTGCCCCCCTTGGACGTCACAGATAACGATTACTCGTACTGTGCGCAAGCAACCCAGTCCATGTTGATGGTCAACGCAGCATTACCAGCGATGTCCTTGATGCCGATAATAGGAGCAAGAAAAGCATCATCAGGGAACGTAGCTGCATCAAGTTCCGATGCCGTCAACCTCGCAGGTGCCGAAACAGTTCCAGCAAGTCTTCCGTTGGCATAGAACTCCAGCGACTTTGGACCAGCACGATAACGCAACCCAAGCTTGACGTAGGTGCTTGCCACTGCCGTGTGCAGTGCGTTCAACTTCGTCTTGGTAGCACCGTCCTGGTAGGTCTGACCATCAGCCTTGTAAGCTGCGTCAATTGCAGCCCCCTCAGCCGACAGGTGATTAAACCCAACAAAGTTCTTGTCTGCAAGAACACCAGTCGTATCAACAAACAAACCATCAGTCACGATCATGTTGGCCTCTCCAAGACCAATACCATACGACCACTTGGCGGCTGTGATTGCAGATACGGACAACCGGCACTCAAAAGCCAAGTCGTTATTTGCAAGGAAGAACGGCGCACTTGCCAATCCACCCCACTTGATGACAGCTTCATCGTTTGCAGCATTACCATCGACTGCTAACGCTAAAACTCCCTTTTCAGTCGCCGTGTCAGCAGCCAATGCAGCCGTACAACCAGCACTGAGCAAGTTCATCCACGGACCAACGAGCGACGTCGCATTGAACGTCATGAAGTCGTCAAAGAAACCAAAGGCGAGATTCCCGCTTGGAGTCTGGAACGAACTTCCCGAGGGGTTCATGTTGGTTGGCGATCCGAATCCTTTCCACAAACGTGGCGAAAACAAACGGGTCGAAAGTTCTTCGTAATGCAAATCCATCTTACTGTTTCCCTTTCAAGGAAGTTTTAGGAGTGTCCCAGCCTTGGGTGGACGTTGTCCCATTAAAAAACTGGCGGCGCAATTTAACGTCTCGCCGCCACAGACGCTTGCCAACGACTGACATCATGTCAGCCAGTCGTGTTAGGCGGTTTCGGTCACAGTCTGAGTGCAATAGCCACGGAAGTTTGCGCGACGATTGAAACAGACCATTTGAAGCGAGTCATCCATGCAGCGAACGCGAACGTTGCTCATCTCTGGGTGCTGGAATGCCTTCCTCTTGCGCATCTGCCGACCTGCGGCGTAGTACGCTTTGAAAGTTGACCAGTTGACTCCAAGGACGATCCCGTCAGTTCGAGCATTGACGCTATCGCTGCTGGTCCAAGCTGGAACCCAGTTCAACGGCACGCCACGGATGTAAACCTGACCGCTGCGAGCAGCCATGTCGTCGCCAATGTTGTCGTTTCCAAGCTGAAGCATTCGCCGACCAGCCGCCAAGACGCTGTAAGTCGTCAAAAGCTCCCAGTCGCTTCGCTTCTGATCAACGATGTCTGGTCGCTGAACAGGAGGCTCGAACGAACACTTATCCATCGAGCTGATCGTCTTTTCGACAAAATCGCTTCGAGTGATCGACGTGTAAGGGAACGTTCGGTTTCTCCATTGCGGGTACTGGGTACACGAAATGCCGCCAACGCCGACGCTTGACCATCCAACAGGCTCGGCTCCATTGAAGCCTTCAGTCGCGTTGTTCTCAGTCACGCTGTCGCTCGTGGAGGTGATCCACCAAAGCAACGACGAAACGATATTGGGGGTCTGAGTAGGACTCGATGGACCAGGACCGAACACCAAGTCTTCCATGCCAGTGTAGAACGACGTCATGAGGTCGCGTTCTTGATCCTCGATGTAGTCGTAAATCTGCCGACCGCCAGTGCGGAAGATCTCTTCGTCGATGTCGTAGTGGTAGTTGTTCGTGGTCAACGCCCACTTCAATTCACCTTGGTCGAGCGTGTTGACTCGAGTCGAAGAATCTCGGTGGTACAGACCAACAGACTGGAAGTTGTCTTGGTATCCGACCTTTACCTTCCACCTGCACTCCGACGTGCTCATCGTGTCCTTCTTCAGATTTCCCGAAAAAAGACGCGATGCGTAATGGTACTTCTGCAACGTCAAGGACAAATCCTGCGCTGCAAGTCGGTCTTCACCCGCAAACTTCTGGTGGATGCTGTTTACAAAATCGTCAATCTGGTCAATGGACAAAGCCATGTTACGGCTCCTTTATTGTTTAAGCTCGTTCGAGTTCCCTGTAGAGGCGATCAGCCGCTTCCCGAGGGTCTTCACTCGGAGGTTGAGGCTTCGTTGGACTTCCGCCCAAACGCATACCGCTCTGCCTGGAAATCTTCTGTGTATGTTGTTTCAAACGCTTCTTCCCGATTTCGTCCGCGAAAACCATACCGGCAACGCGATCGTACAATCGTTCATTTTCTTCCACTGGATAACCAAGCTGTTCCATGCCGATCAAGTGAGCCTTGATGGCAATCCGAAGCTCTTTTCGCCGTTCAAGCTCCTTCTCGGTCTCCTTGCCCGTCTTGCCAAACAAGTCGGCGTGACCAAGCTGATCAACGATGCCGTCGAAACGAGCCTCGTCGTGAGTGATGGTTGCTTGAACGAGATTCGCTTCGAGTCTTTCGAGTCGAGTTTCGTAGTGGTCCCGCATTCGCGAAAACTCATCCACGATTTCGTCGTCGTAAAGATCCTTGCTCAGCGTAACTTCGTACTTGCCGCTATCTTTGACGACAGGCTTTTGGTCTTCCCGTGAGGCTTCTTGCTTGCTTGGCTCGTCGTCGGAGAGTGCCTTTCGGCCAGATTCCAACGCTTTTTTGTCAAACAATCGCAAAGCTCGATCCAACTCCTCGCGGCTGGCAAAATCAGACAAGTCAGACTCGTCGATCCCATACGCGGCTACCTCGGCTTTAACGTCGTCAGTGACCCACTCTGGAGCAATTGACTCGTCGCCGGAACCACCCTCGCTTTGGACCGTGTCCTCGGCGGCTTTTCTGCTGGACTTGTTCTCAGCAGCTATTTTTTCGACTTGCGCAGTGTCAACGATGATCTCGGCGTCCGATTTTCGCTCGGCTTGAGATTCCTCGAACACCTTTTCAGCGTATTCTTTGATTTGTTCGCTGGTCATTTCTTCATTCAAATCATCATTCATCGCCATATCCTCCATCCATATCCCTGAATCCGCGCATACGAAGGAACTCGTTACGTGCGCGACGACTTGTAAATTGAACTTGACCGCTGTCGCGAACAGCAGCTCCCTGGATGCAATGCTGCTTAATCAGCTTGCGAGTCTCGTCCACTTGGCTTTTCATTACCCCGCAACCCTCAGATACCAAGGGGTTGTGCTCGGTGTACGTGTTTGCAGCCATTGCTGGTCGCTCGAGCCAGTCGGCTTTACGAGGCACCAAGCGATCGAGCTCTGCCTCGGACACTTCCTTGCCTTTGTACTTGTGGACGATCTTGCTCATGACCCAACTCCTTGCAACATCGAGTTTCTTTGCTGTGAGTTGATCTGCGGCTGACCACCCATCAAGGTTTGGATCAACGCATTACTTCTAGCTGCTTCGGTGCCGCCACTGCTAACGTTTTTCCTGATCGTCTCCCTGCTCGTGACAGGTGACTGCCTAACCGTGTTCTCGTCGCCACCGAGCATCTCAGCCGGCGCGGCGAACGTGATGAACCGCTTGAACTCAGGTCTGTTTTTCAGTCTGGCAATTTCTTCGACAATGGCTTGCGCATCGATCGAGGCACCCGAAGCTTGGAACATCGGCCAAAGCGGTGCGATCTCGCGGATCACCTGGAACAATTCCTGAAGCTTCTGCTCCGGAGTCTTGAAGATCATTGAGTATGGTTCGATCCTGAACTCGTAGTCGTCAAACTCACCTTGGCGGTAGTCTGGAGTCCAGTCGGAGTTTACGTTGATGCCTGTGTTGCCGACTTCCATAGAGGTCTTCAACTCAAGTGTCTCATCCTCCCACATCAGCCTGCCGAGGTCCAAAATGCACTTGGAGGCAAACGAAACCACCGCCATTCGCATGTCAGCTACGTTCTTTGAGACGTTGCCATGGATTAACTCTTCCTGGCCGAGCGTGCTGGCCTGCTGACCAAGACCACCCATAGCCTGAAGATTTCCAGCAAAACGGTCGTATTCCGTTTGAATGAACGTTGCTAGCGCCATGTCGCGCTGATCAACGCCGCCGCTTTGGAACTGCTTGATTGACTCTGGACTCTTGGCTCGATACCACCCGTTACGCTCGGCAGTCCTGAGTCTTTCGGCGTCATCCTCCATCCCTGGTGGGTAGACATTGACCACTCGATTGGCATCCGAGTCAG